CTTGATGCAGGACAGTGCGGGCATCATCATGACCGGCCCGAACATGCTGTTCAGCGGACGGGTCAAAAGCTGGGAGCAGGTGACCGATCCGGACTCCGATCTGGGCGATCACTTGAGCGTCACCGGCGTGGGGGACGGTGAGCTGCTCTCACGTCTGCTGTGCTATCCGGACCCGGCCAAAGCGGTGTCGGCGCAGGTGGAGAGCGTCATGTGGTCGGGCAACCGCGAGGACCTGCTCATCAAGGCCCTCTCCAACCTCACTCGGATGGAGGTGGGTGTGCCCGCCTCGCAGCATCGGGGGTCCACGGCCCAGTTGACCGCGGACTGGCAGTCCGCATTGGAGGCGTGCACGTCGTTGGCGTACACCGAGTTCGCGTTCGACATTATCCAGCAGGGGACCGGCCTGGTGGCGGTGGTGCGCTACGGGCGGGACCTGTCCGGCGAGCTTGCCTTGGACGCCGACTCGGGCAGTCTGAGCAAGTTGAGTGTCCAGCGTGCGGCCCCCACGGTCACCCGGTGCGTCGTGAAGACCACCGCGGATTCCGTGGCCTCCTACCGGCAGGTCATCCCCGATGACGGTAGTGCCCTGGAAACGATCTGGGGCATCCACGAGACCCTCATCACGCCTGACAATGACGAGACCCCGGCACAGGCCGCGAACGAGAGCGTGAGTGAGGCGAAGGCCGCGATGGATGCCGCGAACGGGACCGTGGCCGATGATGTGATCATCGGCAGCGCGCAACCCGGCGACTGGGTGGCCGTCAAGGACGGTATGGACGTGTGGCGCAAAGCGCAGATCACTTCCATCACGACCGGATTCACGGACGGGGTGATCCATACCTGCACCCTGGGGGATTTCAGTACTTCGGAGAGCCGGGCGATGATATCCCGCCGGCAGACCGCCAGGCGACTGGCGAGATTGGAGCGTAGCAAATGACGCAATCAGCATGGCCCTTCTCAGGGCAGACGGTTTCCGAGGCGCAGTTCCGCGCGTGGGCCAGGCAGGCGTTCGGTTCGCGCATCTATCAGGGGCTCACCGTCAGCACGTCCACCACGGGCAGGCAGCTCACGGTGAGTGCGGGCCTGGCGACCGTGGACGGGTGCGCTTACATGTCGGACAGCGCCGTGACCCTGGATGTGGATGCGAACACGACGGGGCAGGCCCGCCGCGTGTACGCGGTGCTCCGGTTGGATCCGACGGCCACGCCGCAGATCCAGCTCGCCACGGTCAACGGCCCGGCTGGTGGGGGAGCGGCCTCGTTCACGCAGACCGATACCGGGGTGTATGAGTTTCCGTTGGGGTATGCGACGGTGACGGCGGGACAGTCGGGTGGCTGGTCGTCGGCCACCAGCGCGGCCACGGCCCTCGCCTCCCCACGGGACGCCCCGCCTGTCGTGGCCCAGACCTTGACTTTCGTGGATACCGCGGCCTCGGGCAATCCCCGGCTGCTGGTGAAGGTCTTGTACGATCCTCCATCGGGTCAGGTCTGCCTGTTCGCGCAGCCGACCAATAACCTCACCGGTCTGGCCGGAGGCAGGACCTACCAGGTCGGTATCGTCAGCAGCCAGCTGCGTCCTCCGGAGGACCTGGGCCTGAGCAGCATCCACATCGCTACCAGCACCAACGACGAGGTGTACCTCACCTCCGCCGGGGCGGTGATCCTGAGACCGGCATCGGCAACGACTCCCAGCACCGGCCACTATCCGCGTGGCAGCATCTCGTATCCCGCCAGGGGCGGACGCAACATGGCGAGTTTCGGCTGAGGGGGACTGTGATGTTTCATCTTGAGATGCTGGATATGACGACCATCGTGGTGGCGTTGCTGTCCAGTGGGGCGGTGGCGAGCGTCCTGACCGTGGTTCTGACCCGTCGTGACCGTCTCAGTCACGCGTACACAGAACTCACAAAAGCGCAGTCGAACATGCAGGCGGAGATCGACGCGCAGGATGCCAAGCTTTCCAGACTGTTCGACGAGAACGATTCCCTGAGGAGCACGTTGCGCGCGTACGAGGACAAGGATCTGGAACGCACCCGGTACATCCGTGGACTGTACCACTGGATGGACGGGCTGTGCCAGGAGGAGGGGCTCGCCTATGTCAGGACCCACCCCAAGCCCAGCCTGCCCGACTCGATGCGCGTGGACTTCCCCAGATTCAACCAGTAGCCACACTCAACATCAATCCAAGCCCCCGAATACTCGGGGGCTTTTCTTATACCCCAATATTAAGGAGAACTAATGTCCGATACGAATGCGAACGATGTGGTCGACACCCCTCAGGAGGTGTTCAACCTGCTGCCCTTCTGGGCTCGTCAGGCGGTCTATGTGGTGGTGGTGCTGGTGGGTGTCGCCTCGGCGGTGTACCTGTCGGTGCTCGGCTACCTCGATGTGAGCGCACCCTCCTGGTATGGGGCCGCGACCGCGGGGTGGGTGACGTTGACCGGCGCGTTCGGTCTGGTCGCCGCGTCCAACACCTCCAAGCAGGTCACAGCCACCACTCCCGAGACGGTCGCCAGCACCGTCGTCGCCGAATCGAATCCTCCCACGGTGGCGGCAGTCACCCAGCCGGATGTGCCGGTGTCAGATACGGTGGCGGTGCCCGATGTGAGTAACGAGGATCTGGCCGCGGCCGAGCAGCTGGCCGTGGCGAACACGACCACGGCGGCCTGACATGGCCGGGAACCTCAATACCCTCATCAACCGGATGGTGTACTGGTGCCGTGACGTGAGCCTGGGATACTCGCAGTCCGATCGCTGGGACATTCGCCCGGGTGGCAACGCGGACTGTTCCAGCCTCGTGATCCACTGCCTCCAGGAGGCCGGATTCGACACCGGTTCGGCCACCTATACGGGCAATATGAGCGCGCAGCTCACCGCACGAGGATGGACTCGGGTCGCCGCCAACGGCAGCCCCCGGGCTGGTGACATCCTCCTGAACGACGTGCACCATGTGGCCGTGTACCTCGGTAACGGGCAGCTCGCTCAGGCGTCAATCAGCGAGCACGGCACCGCGTACGGCTCCGGGGGCGACCAGACCGGCCATGAGACCAACATCCGCAACTACTACGACTACCCGTGGGACTGCTACCTGCGGTACGCGGGCAGCCAACCCACGCCATCCACGGCGACGCCAGCCGCCCAGACCGACTATTCCCTATTGGAGGAAGACATGCCCCTGCTGATTCAATGCAACGACGATCACGCCGGATACAGGAAAGGCGACCAGGTGCTCTGGTCCCCGCTCGCCTCGACCGCGTTCTACCACATCCCCAACACCGAGGCGTTGAAGATCGTGAAGGCGGCGTACCCGGGCATCAAGACCCAGGTGTCCCAAAGCAAAGCACCCTGGATCGTGCGCGCCATGCAGGCCACCCCGCCAGCCAACCGCGCCAGCTACGGCAAACGCTAAACCACAACATTAAGGCCCCGCTCCCAGCACCACGCCGAGAGCGGGGCTTATTTTTGCATGTGGACTGCTTATAGATAAATTGACTAACATGCATTTATTCTTGATAAAGAAATTGCTAATAATCCTCTTAGCATGTGATTTTCAAAACACCGTAATATCAACGAACCATATGGTGCCGATATGTCGATTTCGCACGGGCCGATGTTGAATATTCGTTGCTATTTCAACGTTTCCTATATGGTGCCTAGCTTAATCTCCTCTTTCGTGATATAAATGAATCAATTTTGATAAAGAAATGAGGATACATGGCAGAGAGAGAAAAAGGCGAAACGGCCGAATACAGTGGCGAGTTGCAACTTGCGGAGGGGATCGACATACAGTGCGGCGTCATGAAGGACGGCACACGGCTGTTGTCCGAGCGGCAGGTCAGTGCAGCGTTGGGGAACAAACGAGGAGGATCGCACTGGATTCGGCAGAAAGAGGGCAACAAGCTACCCGTCTATGTTTCGGCGGGGAATCTGAGACCATACATTTCCGCGGCATTGGAACGCAAGCTTGTTGACCACCGCCTTTGGCGGGCAAAGGGCCACGGAGGATTCGGAGCCTACGGTATCGATGCGACATCCCTGCCTGAAATATGCGATGTGTTTCTGAAGGCGCGAAGAGACCACGCGCTCCTGCCGTCACAGGAGCATATCGCGATACAGGCTGAGATACTGATGACCGCCTTGGCTAAAATCGGAGTAGTGGCTCTGGTGGATGAGGCTACCGGGTATCAGTCGGTAAGACAGCATAACGAGCTTGAGCTTTTGCTGAGTAAATATATCTCCGAAGAGCTCCAGCCATGGGCGAAACGATTCCCCGACGAGTTCTATTCCCAAATGTTTAAGCTCAAGGGCTGGGATTACATAAATCTGGGCGCAGGAGGGAAGAAACCGAGGGTTGTCGGGAAAATCACGAATGATATCGTCTACGACAGACTCCCGAGTGGAGTACTTGAAAGTCTTAAGAAAAAGAATCCCTCCGACGCTGATGGGCACAGAAAACATCACCACCATCAATTCCTCACCGAAGATATTGGCGACAAGCATCTTGAAAAGATGATCGGTTCCGTTATCACTCTTATGAGGGCTTCAGGCTCATGGTCCGAATTTATTCGACTCCTCGACCGTGCATACCCGAAGCATGGTGCGGTACAGGAAGAGTTAACGCTAGACGAATAGTCACTACTCGGATCCGCCCAAATGAACCACACCCCGGCTTCGGCCGGGGTTTTTCTTGTTTCAGCGACGGCTTAACTAGTCGCAAGTCACTAGCATCTGGAACATGCCCACTTTCGACGACTCCGACGACGTGACCACCCGCCCAAAGATTCAGGACGAGCAGCATGGGAATACGGACCAGGAGCGCAACCAGCGCACGCGCACGCTCCTGGAGAAACGCAAGGACGCGATCCTCGACGCCCTCGCTGATCCGTATCTCAGTAGGGGAGAACGCAAGCTCCTAGAAGCACAACACAAGGAAGTCAAGAGCGATATCCGCACCATCAAATACGGGGCACCAATACACGTGCTGCGAGCGCTGGATAAAAAATGGGAATAGTCCCTACTTAGTCCCTACCTGTGAAGTTTTGAGTATATTTTAGAATCGGTGAGTGGGTGTTGTAATCAGTCTTCCAAACTGATTACGCGGGTT